CCTTTATTCAGGAAATAAACACTATTGGGATTGTATATTACTCTTGCTAATCGTAAAGTCTCTACATGAGTATCATTAATGTGGACTGAAGACTTATCAATATTATAAATACTCCGAATATTCGATTTAAGCGAATTTACTTTTTCTAGGTCAGCCTCTTCAATTAAGATAACACGAACAGGGGTAGAGCCCCAACATAAGCCTGCTTTAATCTTTGCTCCAGCTATCGGATCTTGTGGTGTGCTTAACCAAGATTCCCCTAAATACATTTGGCTCATAAATCTGGTAAATCCAATTTTTTCTAAAGGAACTACTGAATCATAAACAACTTCGGTGGTAGAATATATTAAATCAGTTACTGCTTCTTCCTTAGAAGGATCTCTCACGGGATGTAAGGTAATAACTTTAGTACTAGGTTTCAGTTTAGCATACTCTAAAGCTATAAAATCTAAGTGCTTTTTACCTAAACCTAAATTTCTAAAAAAAGCAGAGCCGCAATCAAGCTGACCAGCAGAGGGCTCAGTAGTCTTCTGTGTTCTTAAAGTTGAATTAGTAATGTAAGCTGCCGCTGTTCGGTGCGATCCATTTAAGAGGTGTCCTTCTGGAGTAGTAGGGACGGGGTAGTTTTTATCAAACCCGCTCTCTCGCATAGAAGCAATTAAATTATCAAAACACTCCTTAAATTTTTCAAAGGTATTCTTATATGGATTATCGTACTCCTTAAAGCCATTCCAAACACGTAAATGTTCTTTGTAAATATCAACTGCAAAATCAGTCTTTAGTTTAGCCTCTTTATACGAAGCATACAAGAATTTGGGGACTAAATCAAAACGATAAGGAGTTAAGAGGTTATATCCAAAATTAAGGGGTCCGTAGGGGGACTTACTTCTAGCAAAATTAGCGTGTTGGTGTTGTGGATTGCTTTCCCTTTTATGATCGTTAAGAGGATTATCATCATTATAAACATAATTAATACCCTCCATAAATTTAGTGTGCCGTTCTGTAGCCATCTCATACATGGGGGTCATAAAGAATACATCTCCCCCTCCATCAGAATACCAGCCTGTATAAGTGTATAAATCTTCAACCTGAATGCTACGCCACAAAAACGCTTTCCAAGTTCTTAGGTGAGACATTGTAAACACACTCGTCCTGCATTGAGCTACGCTTCCTTGTTGGGCAAAGCCTTTACGCCCATCTGCATATCTAAACTGCCCAAAAGCAATCCAAATCTCCCCCTCTGAATAGGTATCAATCACTCTGTCAAAAACACCACTATCGGGCAACCAATCGTCCCCATCAACTTCGACGCAAATATCATCATCCTGAACTTGATCACTCCTAATAATTTGATCGTAGTTTCCAGTCTGGTAATACTTTTTAGTATTTTGAACTATAACGAACCTAGGGTCATCGCCAATAGATTTTTTAGCTTTTTCTACTGAAGAGTCCGTTGACATATCATCTAAAATGAAACACTTATAATTATCATACGTCTGGTCTTTAATAGATTGAATGCATTTATCAATCCACTCTTCACAATTATACAAGGTCGTTAAGACCACTATTCTCTGAGAACTTTGTTCCATTTTTTTAAGTACAGTCATACCTTTAGCAGTTCCTTCCATTTACTCAGTATATCTTCTGAGGTCCAATATCCCGCTCCAGATTCAGCGGAGTCTAATCCGTGATACCTAACACCTGCTTTTTCACACTCAGGCTTAATAAAATTAAAAGTCTCACTGAGTGAGCTATGATAAACATCTGAAAGGGTATCATACATTTTCTGTTTGTCATTCTCATGTTTCATAATTTTTGCGTAACCAGACTCGACGTAGTTTTTTACTTCCTCGGAGTAATACACTTCATCAGTTACTAGCCCGTATAGAAGCATTTCAGAATGCCCGTCCGCTAAAGCTCTTTCGATGGAAACATGCGTATTTTTGTTTCTATCTATACTTCCAATAGCTCCTGCAGATACAAAGGATTTTTCTCTTTCAATAAGGGGGAAAATTATGTTGGGGATAATCTCCCCCGTAACTTCTTGCCACTTCATTTGAGATTCAGACACATATACGATGTCATCCCAAAAAGGCTTTATTTCCTTTATGGGAAATACTTGCTTCTCATGACAAGCTAAAATAACTTTATTCGAGCTTTCAGGTCTTTCAGGAAACTTCAAAAAGTGTACTATGAGATTTTCACCTTCCTCATTTACAGCACACTCTTGAAGTCTTCCCGCCTTACACTTGTCCAAGTGCCAATCATGAGGACCATAAAACGTACAATCTAAACCATTCTCGTTAAAAAGATTACACAAATTTATAAATGCAATCGTAGAACCTCCAGGGTTAGTCCAGCCCGATATTATTTTAATTTTCGACACGTTCTAAAAGTTGTTCATATAACTCCAAGCGGGAATGTATATGATTATTAATATTAAAGCGTTCATCTGTGATTTTCTTCAGATTTCTACCCATTTCTTCTCGTAAATCTTTGTCTTTAATAAGGCGAGACAAAGCTGAAACCCATTCACCCCTTGGGTTGTCCTTAGATACAAGGTACCCCGTAACCCCATTCTTAATAACCTCATCGTAACATCCGCAGTCTGTAGCAATTAAAGGAATCCCATACCTACCACACTCCATAAGCTTAATTTCGGATTTAGAGTCATTAAAGTTATTCCACTCCAAGGGAGCAATAGCAATATCCATATTCGGAAACATAGCTCCGTACAGGTGGGATGCCATTGCAGGATATACAGCCCAATTCCTATGCCGAATCCCTCTGGTTAGGATCTTCTCATAATTATTCCATACGTCCTGTTGCCAATCACCTTTGTCGCCTTTCTTATTAAGGGGAGGTCTCCCAAAGAATCTCCAATGAACTTTCTCAGGTCCCACTTTGGCATTAACTCCCATAGCAACGTTGGGAACCTGCTTTAAATCTTGCTCATGGTGAATTCCTCCTACCCATCCAATTCGACAGGGAGCTTTCTTAGGGACTTGAGGTTTAGGAAAATTCCAACAAGGTAAGTCGTAATCAATTGCGTTTTTAATTACGACAAGAGTACCTTTTATAAAAGGCATAACTCTTTCTGCGAACTTTCTTTGGGTTACAGATACTAAATCTGCGTTGTTGTAAATAGCCTTTGTAAGCTCATCTAGCTTATGGTTTTTATACAAGTCTTCTAACCTATGTCCCTCATAAAGGTCTGTTAGAAGGTCATCAGTGTCGTAATGAAAGAACTTATTCATCTCCTTGGTCTTCTGCACAAGTTCAACCATGTATCTCGCACCAAAATTAGAGATATTCTGCGTAAAGACGATATCCGCCTTCTTCATGTTATCTGATACCTCCATCCCTTCTACGGGCTGTTTTGTTTTTTCATCCCACTGTAAGGGATTTAGCTCAAAAATAACTTCGACCTTATCGGGGAATTTTTGAGCTAGTTTTTGCATAGGCATAATGATGCGATAATAGCTACACCCTCCATGATTAGCGGGAACTGCTAAGATCTTAAGCCTATCGTCATCACTAAAAAATTTCTGTTCTTCCATGTTTTAAAAAAATAGCCCCCTGAGGGTTCCCAGAGGGCATAAAAATTTACAATATTAAAAGTTAGTTATTCGCCCAATCCTTTCAGATGTGCGAGATAATCTTCCTCACCCTCAGAGGTTTCTACAGGGCTAGAAGTTTCAGCCTTTTTAGCCTGCTCTACAATATCATCTCCCGTGATTTGCTGAGCTAATGCCTTCAAATCTTCGTATGACGCTACTTTAATCAGTCCATGAATATCATGAAGCTCGTCCATCCAAGTTGCTACTTCAGCAGGAGTACCCGCTTCAGTTTTTACCGGCTTCGGAGCTGATTTATCGTAATTTGGCCATTGTCCCGATTTATCTTTAAAAATCTTAAAGTCGTTTCCCGTCTTAAGGTCTGTAATATCCCCGTAATCATCATCAAAGAAGCAATCCAAAATCTTACCAAAGAGTTTTACTCCCATAGAAAGAATTTTAACTTCTCCAGTTTCTTTCTGAACAGCATTCAGGTAAAAACGCTTACGTGCCTTGATTTCTCGGGCAATGGCGATGTTACCTTCCTCTTTCGTGTTCCAAAGCCTGAAACTTAGGTCACAAACAGGACACTCGCCTCCTTGAACCCGAGGGCAGTGATAATTGCGGTCATTAATGCGGTGAATTCCAGTTTCTGCGTAAAATTCCTTTTCAGGATCTTTAGACGGAAGAATTCGAACCAAAGTGGCTCCTTCTTCAGTCATCAGAAACTTCTTAAGAAACTCAGCATTGTCCCCTCCGGGAACTTTATTAATCTGGTTGTACTTTTTTCTTAGTTCGTCGATGTTTACCATTTTCTTTTTTGTTGTTTTTTAGTTTGCTAGTTAATTCTAGTCTGTATATTAAAGTTCATGCAGCTTGGTTTCTGCACGTTTATTTGCGGAAATTTGTACAAGCATACTTTGCTGGTGGTTTAGAGCGTCTACAATGTTTTTAGCGAGATTATATTTATTCTCTGCGTTTAAAAGGTCTGCTCTCATATCCACTAATTCGGGGACTGAGAGAATGTAGGAGTTCAAGGCTCCTTGAGTGGGTTTTGGACCTGCCTCGGTCATTTCCTTTCTACGTCGCTCCATAAAAACAGCTTCTGAACCTTCCAATTGAAGAGCTTTTAGGTCTTTAATCTTCTTGGCGTAAGACTGAACGGATGCGAAAT